TGGCCTTCTTTTTCTTCTTCTTCATCTTCGGCAGTTCGTTGGACACCTTGTTCTGATCAGCAAGGAGCATGATGCTGCGCTGGGAGACGCTCATCCGCTTCCAGTCGAAAGGCATCCCGGGTGAAAACCGACGACCGTTGGCGATGAACGGGCGCGTTGCGTAAACGGGAAGATTGGGGTCGAAAACGTTCTTGATCTGTCGGGGCATAGCGATCTCCACAGGGATTGTCTGTGCAGATGATAGCGGTACTTGACGAATCACACAATCCTATGGTTCATTGTTTGCACTCAACTAACAACCCGAACAAAAGGAACCCAACATGTTCGCGAAGATGAAAGAAAAACTGGCAGGTGGCGCAAAGCGTATGCAAGGACGCACCGATCTTCTGGAAGCAATCTGTGCAGCCTGTGCGCTTGTGGCTGCGGCCGACGGCGACGTTGACGACGCGGAACTCGAAGCGACGGTGAAAGCTGTCACCGCCAATGAAAACCTGCGGGTTGCATTCAAACCGAATGAGATCGAAGCATGCATCGACAAGATGCTTCAGCGTGCAAGCGGTGGCCGTGTCGGTCGCATGAACTTGATGAAAGAACTCGACGACATTCCACAGGATGACGGCGAAATGGTCCTTCTTTCTGCTCTGGATATCGCCGAGGCCGATGGGAATATCGACGACGACGAGATGGTCGTGATCGAAAAGATCGCTGGTAAGTTCGGACTCAAGGCGAGTACCTACCTCTGATGCTTGATTGGTTTCGGTCTCACGCTCTGGCCTGGACCACCAGCGCGGCACTCACGTTGACGCTCGCGCAAGTCGTCACACCTTCGTTCATGGATTGGGTTTTCGACTTTATCGTCGTCGGTCTGGTGTGGATGGCTGCTAAGTTGTCAGCCAAATAAAAAAAAGACCCGCCGTATTTGGCGGGTCTTCCAGTTCTGAGTAAGGTATCCTGATCAGGCTGCGATGCTGTCCCAGAAGTAACCCATTTCGGGAGCGACAACCTTGTGGGTATAGGCGCTTTGCACCTCGATCCGCGTGGATTCCAGACGGTCTATATAGAACCGTTTGGTCGCGATGCCGAAAGCGTTCGACTGACCCATGAAGCCGTTCCAGGAGAACGTGTAACCGGCCGAAGGCATCATCAGCGCCGGGGTCGGAGCGGCATAGCACAAGAGCGCGTTTTTACCACCGATGAAGCTGACAGATGCGGTCTGACCCTGTGCTGCCGTGTTTTGGACGGCCTCGGCGACAAGGATCCGTTCCAGGCCGAACAGTGCCGCAAGGGTTTGTTCGTTCACCTTTGCCGGATTGCCGTTGCCGACACCGCCGGAATATTTCACCCGGTCAACGATGTCGGGGTGATCTTCCAGCGCATCCATCACGTGACGTTGCAACACCAGGGTGTTCGGACGACGACCAGTGCTTTCCAAAACAGCGGTTTTGGCTGCACGGATGTCACCGATGGGGTCACCGCTGGTTGTGTCAGACCACTTGATTGTTTCGCCGGTACCGGGAGACGACGCAACGCCGGAAACATCGGTACCCCAGACGCCGGTACCGAAGTAACTGGACATCCAGCTGGCCTCTTGCGAGATCATCATGTCCTGCATGGCGAGCTCTGCGGCAACCCGTTCGGGGTCGACGACCGGATCGGCGTTCGCCATCAGTTGGTCGGAGACATCGTGGTGAATCGCGTGGACGTCAGCATAATAGTTCGGCGTGTTGTCCACGGAGTAGTCGCGACCGGCGGATTCGGTATTCGGTGCCCGCTTTGCGGTCTCGCTGCGGAAGAAATCACCGCGATCGAACACATAGTAGCGATCCGATTGTTTCATCACCGGAACGTTCGGGAAGACACGGGAGGCGACGAACGCATCCTGCGACTGGCGAAACGCGACAGAGATGTTGGTGAGGGCCGTATCGACGTGGACCTGACCGGGGGTTGGTTTAGACATGTCTCAGTCCCTCCTTATTACGCCGCGCCGCGCGGCTGGAACAGGATCGCGCAGATGTCGCCATCCGACGCGCCTTCGAGGGCGGTACCGAGGATCACATCCCCTGTTGCCGCCGTTACGGCTTCGCCAGCTGCGTCGGACGCAACCGCTGCACCAGCAGCAATGGTTCCGCCTGCGCTGACCATCGTGCGACCGCCGATTGCGACCTCGGCTGCACGACCGGCAGCAGCCGGATCGTTCTGCAGAACGCCGATCGCCGAGGCGCCGTCGCCGGTGGGATCAACCTGGCCATCGGACGACATGCTGACAAAGAAATACTGCTTCGTCGACAGGTCGGCACCGGCTTCAAGAGTGATGCATGTTACTGCTTCATCGCGTGCCATATCAGTTTGCCTCCTGACGTGCTTCCCGCATCAGGCGAGAGCCTTCTGCGGATTTGGTGACTTCGGCGAAACCCTGTTCTTGGGTGACGCCATGCTCGGCGGCATAATCCGTTGCCATCTTGTTCAAACGGAAAGTGGCCGAAGATTCGTCGGACAGCGGATTGTCGCCGAGTTCGGTCATCTGTTTCGCAATGGCTGCGTCGGCCGCCTTCAGCGATTTCATGATTTCTTCGTTGTCGCCGACGGCGGCAAGAAGTTCACCTTTGGCCAGATCCGCACCGGGCAGGTTCGGAAGTTCGGTTTTGCCGCGCTTTTCGAGAATTGCGTTCTCGCCTGCCTTCTTCAGCGTCGCCAGGTCGGCAGCTTGTGCTTCAAGCTGCTTCAGGATCGGCGCCGGAACTGCGGATTTTTCGAACTTTTCGCCATTGATTTCGACGAATTCGGGTTCGGCCCGTTTAGTGAGAATGTGCTCGTCGGACACATCAAAACCGGCCTCATCGGCGGATTTCTTCAGTGCTTCAAGAGCGGTTTCAGAACCTTCGGCGCGTTTGGTCAGATCGGAGACCTGGCCTTCAAGCTCCTTCAGTTTTTTGGCGAGTTCTTGAGGGTCCATGTCGCCTCCTTTCGTGTTTGCTCGCTTGTGGAAAGTCATCTTTGCATTCGGATCAGCCGGGATGTCGACTGCCGAAATTTCATCCAACTTGATGCCTTTGAGCTTTCGGGGCATCAGTAATCCTCCGTGTCTGCGGCCTTACCGCCGATTGAGAAGCCGGTGAACTTACCGGATTTCACCATCTCCCAGACCTTGTCGTCACGGACCTTATAACCAATGATCCAACCTTCGCGATCAGATTTGATACCGAACGCCTTCATGAGTTCTGCGGTCAACGGCAGGGAATGAATGATGGTACCACGGTCTTCGCCAGCATGCATTGCTTTCCCTGATCGGGAGCCAAGCATGAAGTCGTTGGCCATTTTTTCCATCTCGGCGGGTTCAATACTGTCACCCTGTGTGTCAGAGAGCAGTTCTCCGTTCTCAGTAGACACGTAGGCCCAGCCCCAGACGATGCGTTGTTCGTCGTCCAGTTTGAGAATTTTCGCCTCGTTGGCGGATTTATGAATTTCGGTGCTTCCCATGATGGTGCTGATAATCGCCGAAATTCCCCGCTCAAGCAACCCTTTCTCTTGACATGGTTCATTTAAGAACTCGGATTGATTCGCCCCGGGCATAAAAACACGTTGATTTCCAGCCTCTGCAATGTGAATCTCACCACCGAAACCGAGGTCCACGCTGCGCGCCTGAGCCTCCTGTGGCATAGAGAATGCATCGTCAGACACGGCGTACTTCTTCACTTGTCGTTGTGCCCAATTTACACCACTGTCTCCGCCCCATCCCAACCACGCAACGTAACCTGCATCTTTCCACGGTTCGTTTTTGTATTTCGGGTCAACCTCGGAATTTTTACGATGGCGTGCAAACTGAGACATTCGTCCAACTGTTTCACGAGACAGTTTTTCGCCTGACGCAAGTTGGTTTGCTCTCGCCCATCCTACTTGCGTCATGCCCTTGACGTCGTCCCCGTGTTCCTTTTTCCACCGAAGCACTTTACGTGCGTTGTTTCGAGCAGATTCTGGCGGATCATATGATTCCGAGGACTTTGACAGGGAAACTTCCTCCAAATCATCCTGCCAGTCTTCGTCCAGGACTGACGCTTTCAATGCACCGAGGACAATATTGCCCATGAATGGTTCAATCGATTGAACGTCAAGATCAGAGGCATTCCAACTGATCGTAATGTGAGCCTTGTAGTCTGGCCAGCTGCTGGACGCACCCATAGACCGATACATGGCGTTCTCGGCGGAAAGCTCGGGACATTCAATTCGTAAAACAACCGCTTCACCTTCGTCACCAAGGCGTTCGACAGAACGATGCCCGCCGCGCACGACAACGTTATCCCAGCTGGCGGTACGACTGCCGATGCTTTCAGCAATCTCGGTGAGTTCCACGGAGAACGGATCTTTGCTGTAGACGACCGTGACATGCATGTCGTCAACGGGCAGGGCCGTAGTGAAACCTTGCTCGGCGGCCCATTCGTGGATCCGTTCGGCGTTCAAGACTTCACGCTTCAAATAGATCGGTTTGGCACCAGACGCTTTTTTGATCCACTTGCCGTCGTCGCCTTTGCTGTATCCAGCCCGGTCCAACGCCGCCCAGGCAGACGCAAAAGCCACGCTCTCGGATTCGCCTGCTTCGAGTTGACTGTTGACGACATTTCGAAACATTTCCTGACCTTTGGCGCTCGGGATCAGGTCTTTCAGACGGTCAGGCAAGGTGTCGTACGGCATATCGAGGTCTCACTTAAAAGGAAAACGCTGCGCTACAGATAGCACAGCGTCAACTTCAAGCGCAATGTTGGCTTACAGAGATGCGTCAGGGTGGGAACAAAAGACGGAGTGTGTTGATACATCGTTCGTCTTGCAGGAACATGGCGTCCTCCTGATCGGGGTGACACGTTCAGTTGATCACGTCACGAAGGTTGGATCAAGTCCTCAATCCAGCCGAGGGCCCCGGCGGCAGCACGTGATGTCTTGTCGTGGTTCACTGTGAATGCAACCCATTCGCCCTCATTTACGGGAAACGGTCCGATGTCACTCAGTTGACCTGAGCCATCCTGGAGTACGATTGCACTGAGAGGGAAAAAATAACCCTGGTTCGCAAACGAATACCCGTTTGACTGCGTGGTTTGGATCTTGATGGTGACCTGCGAGTTATTCGATCCGGAGACAGCCGATCCGTATATCGCATTGATCATCACTCTCTTTCCAGCAGGTACGCGATAAAGTGCCGCGTCGAACTGAATGGAGCCAGCAGGTATCAACGCATAGGTCACGCCGCCATTGGTCATTGTAACCAACCCAGAAACCGGACCGCCGATACTGTACGCCTTATTGATTGCACGAATGTCGGTGGCCGCTGTCAGAACAGGTGTTGTCCCGGTGAGGGTGACGGTTTCAACCTGTTCGTTTAGGTTGCCGTCGAGATAGACGATATGAATGTCCTGCGTGTCCCCTGCGTCGGTCGACACTACGGTCAACTGAATACTGTCAGGTACGGTGAGCCCCGTCGGCATTCCTGTTTCCCAGATGATTGCGTCACTTTGATCGTTCCCGGTCAGGCTTATCTCACCGAACATGCTGAACGGTTTCGATCCAGGGACATCACCGCGAGCGATTGCTGCGTGGTTATTGGACCGCCACAGTCTATCTGGCCAGCCGCGCCCTCGGGTCACTTCGAGTCTCCTGTTCTTGACGGCAAGCCGGCCACGTTTCGGGCGTGATCTTCGAGCGCGTCGTCCGGGAAGAGGTTGCCGCCCGCGAGCGACAAGCGTTGAATGAACTGACCGAGTTCTTCAATATCGATTGGCGCCACGTTACCAGCTTTGAATTTCGGCATTTCATCTGAGAAGCCGTTCAACTGCCACAGGTAGGGGACCAGTCGGCGGTTCAAGACACCGGCAATGATCCCGAGATAGCCTTCGAGTGCTTTCAGGAACAGGTCAGCCTTGGACTTCGACAGCGCAAAGGAACCGCGGTCGTTCGCACCGAGCATGACGAAGTCGGCCATGACAGACCGCGCCATGTCTTGCTGGTAGCGCAAGATAACCGCCGATGTGTCAATATCTCGGGTACCCCTTGACGCGATCAGATCAAACTCAACGAGGTTTTTACTCGTCGGGTTGTTTTCGCCGTCCATGTAAGGGTCGGACGGGATAATGATATACCCTTGTTCGTTCCGTTTGACGTCGCGGGCGATTTGTTTGACCGAATTGAGGAACGCCTTCTGGTCCTCAGTAGCACTTTCGGACAGATACTCAGCCGGTACGCGAACGATTGGTAGGCCGTTCAGTTCACGTTCGATGCCGACGCCCTCGAAGTATTTGATGTTGTTTTGCGCACGCCATGAAGTGTACGCACTCCGCAATACTGAGCGTCCGCTCGGCTCACCGTTGTTCGCCGTGGTCTTGAAGTGCAGCAGTTTACCGTAAGGAATGAACGCCTGACGCCGGGTTGCGTTCTGATGGACACCGACAATATCATCGGTGTCATTGGTTTCGAACCGGTCGATGGTCCACTGTGCACGTGGTGCCAGTTTCTTCAAGCGAATGGTACCATCGGCGTCACGTCGCGGTACGATCTCGAAGATCGAGAAACCATACGGTAGGAATGACAAGACATCTGAGATGAACTCTTCCCACGTGGCGTTTTCCATGTTGTCCATGGTTTCACGAAGATAGGTTTTACCTGCGTCTGTACCACCCTCGATGCCCCAGGTTACCGAACGCAGCATCATGTCCATCGCCATCAGAATTGCGCCAATGACGGGATCATTTTCACGCATTTCGCGATACTTTTTGATACCCTGTGTCCCGCGTAACTGCAGGATGAATTCGTCCTGTCGGAGACCCCACGATGGGTCGTGGTCGGAAGAAACGCCGAGCTCTTTATAAGTTCGTGCCATGTGTCGAGATCCCTTGTGCTTGGGCGGATAGTACGACGGTCAAAGAATCATTGCAAACGCGGACTTCAACAGGTAGTAAAGTTCTAACAGAAGGAGAATCAGATATGGATTTAACGTCACTTTGGGTCGCCGCGAATGTTCACTCTGCTACAATCATCGGGGAGTTCCTTTGCGACAACGAAATCAATAACGTCACCGGCGTCCCAGTTATGCCGGACGATCCAGATGAAGTCATTCGTCTCGTAACGGAATATCTGAGGGGTGCGGTGTGATGAGGGGCCTCTCTTGGACGAAAACAAAAGGCGGTGCGTTTGAATGCGGACCTTACTTGCTCGCAGAACGCATTGACGGCGGCTGGAACGCGACGGCACTGTTCGAGTTTAAAGGTGAACCGGATCCCGAAAACACCAGTGTAACTATTGAACTTGACTGCCCGACACTCGACGACGCTATTTCCGCTGCTGAAAAATTCCACCGGAATGTCACTACCGGCCTGTTCCGTCATGGACTCCTATCACATCAGGACGAAAGCGTCCTTGCTGCCCGTATGCTCATATGCCGTGAGTTCAAATGCGAATATCGTAATTACCGCGGAGAAATCGCGGTTCGTTGTATTTCACCACTAGGGGTCAGCCACGGGTCGACAGAATGGCATCCGAAGTCAGGTCTCATTCTCACCGGAGTCGACACGGAACGTAACGTCAATCGTGACTTTTGTGTCGCCGATTTCAACCCTGACACATTCGAAGTAATTAAAGAATGACCGACAAGATCATCACACGGGAGCGCATCGTTGCGCTCAGCCACGTCAGTCATTGGCGTGGTTGGACGAAGCGTCCGTACTCGGTTGGAGAACACACGGCTGTCGGGCTGCACGCCATGAATTGGTTCAAGCGACCTGTTGAACAGATGCGTCGGTGGTGCCTTCATGATATCCATGAGACTGAAGTTGTCGGTGATGTCCCAACGCCCGACAAGCGCGAGTATATGAACGAAAAATATTTCACCGCCGTCGAGGAATTTGATTTCCGTCTCGGGGTAGAAGCGGGATGTACTGACTTCTTCTGGTGGGAAGACCAGGGTGTAAAAGACGTCGACTGGAAGATCCTGTTGGTCGAAAACGATTTAATCAGGTTCGAACCGAGTCCTTCTATTCCGTCGCCAGATTACAGTGACCCGTTCCAGCACCACATTCGCAACTGCATCCAGAGACAGACATTCGCGACTTCAGACCGTGTGATCATCATGTGGAACAAGCTGGCGTATAGGTTCGGCTGGGACGAAATTTAAGACACCCTCTTCCCCCGACACGCAGGGGGCGGGGGCAGTGATGGAGAGCAGAGAGGAAAATGAGATGAGTTTCAAAAACATCATGGCAGTAGCGGGGCTTGGTTTTGCGATGGCTGCGACGCCCGGCATTGGCCACAACATGGCGCCAGTAAGTACACTGCAGACCCCGACTGAAAACCGGGCAGTCCTTCCGCGTCGTATCGCGGACGAAAACCGCCGCAACCAAAAACTGAAACAGCGATTGCGCCGAAAGAAACGCATTGAACGCTTGCAGAAATATACGCGCTTCCAGCGGAAAGCACAGAAGTTCGGAGCAGATTATCGCCCCGGCAAGCTGTTCAAAGGCCATCGCATTTAGGAGAACACCATGACTGACCTGAGCCTGACCGAACAGTACGCAACATTAGATGAGGCCAAAGCCGCAGCCAAGCCGACTATTCCGCGCGCATCCTCGCAGCGTTGGGGGTGAAGTGATGGAAACCTGCGACAAAAACCTTCGACCGATCCGAGTTGGCGACGTTCTGAAAGTTTTCCACTTCACTGGCGCCCGCCGGAAAAAGCACTTCATGTATAAGCAGGTCACGCGCACTCAGTGGCTTGGCGGGTACGGCGGCAAACCGAAGGTGCTTTACTTCTTCGTCAGTCACCTGAGCCTAAAGCCAGAGAGTGTCGATGGTGATGGTGGTTACTGGCTCGGGATGCATGAAGGGAAACTCGAAGATTATGAAATAGTGCAGAGCGTTAAGTGCGACCACGAAGAGCGTGAGAAGGTAGCAGCATGACCCCACAAACCACAGACACGAGCCAAGAGGCCAGATTTTTCATCCGCAAAAGTGGAGCGTATTACCGCCCAAATTCACGCGGGTACACGACAAGCGCCATCTGCGCCGGACTTTACACACAGGAAGAGGCCGAAAAGTTAACGCACCCAAACGGGCCTGACGGGCCAAGGGACGGAATGTCTTATATCTCTGAGCATATTTGTCCTGATGAGGACTGGCAAAAATACCGCACTCTCATTGCCGAGCGCGACGCCCTGCGCGACCAACTCGCAGCGGCCCGGAATGAGGCGCTTGGTGACGATAAAATCTTGGCCGCCGCAAACACCGCAATTCAGGGATATGTGGATGGTAGGGATAGCTACGCGAGGGGCGTACAGGCTGGCGTAAGTCGAATGTCCGCCGCCCTCAAGTACACCACCCCTGCCCCGCGCTGTGATGTTTGCGGTGACAGCGGGTCTGTATCCACCTTCGATATCGATCAGAATGGTGAGCATATTGAAATCGCATGCCCGGAATGCACCGCTTCCGCGCCGCACCAAATTGATCGAGTGTCGCTTGCTGATATTGAAGGGTACGGGACAAACACCACCCCTGCCCCGCGCGAAGTAACCGTGCAGGAGGCGGCGCGGGTGTTGCTGGATAACTCTGCGCACATGGATGACAAAGCACTGTTTTCACTAACCCAAGGCATCCGAAATGAATCCGAATGGTCTTGGGAGCCAACGATAAGAGGGTCATCAGAAATCGCATGTCGGTTCCTCCGTGCCCTAGGAGGGGCAGAGCGATGAGTGATTGCACACACTGTGCGGGTATCGGCTGGGTATGCGAAGGACACCCGCATTTGCCGTGGGACGAAGTGAAGGGCTGCGAGTGTAGCGCCGGTGAGCCCTGTCCATATTGTAACAGTACAGACGGAGAAGTTCCGCGCATGCCTCCGGGAACGACCATTATATCCAGTGCCGAGGAGAATGGCGATGACTGATGCACCGGAACTGAAACCGTGCCCGTTCTGTGGCGGCGAGGCAGATTTCGAAAGTGTAGGCATGGACAGTCGGACTGTTTGGTATCGCGTTGTGTGCAGCACAGGTTGCTGCGCTGGCTCTGCGCCCCATGAGACATGCGAAGAGGCTACCGTTGCATGGAACACCCGCGCCGACACCATCACCGCCCTAGAGGCCGAGAACCAGAGGCTGCTGGATGCGCTGAGCGTGGCTATGAAAAAACTAACGCCGGGTATTCCTGGTGACAGCAGGGCTGTCCCGGACTGGTTTGTCGCGTGCGCTGCGGTCCAATGCGGACTCGATGACGATGACGGCAGGGTGGCCGAATGCCTGCGCGCAGCACTGGAGGGCGAATAGATGGCGTGCAAGTGCATCAGCTATAACCAGCCGCAGCCATGGCAGAGCGAACCCGAGCGCGTCCTGGAATGCCCGGAATGGGCGGTGTCCGGCGGCGCCAAACCGACTGTCTGCGTTGACGCCTGCATTGCTGACGCGGTTCAGGCGCTGTGGGATGCACGAATCTGGACCTATGGTTCGTGCTGTGGGCACGGCGATCCGACCAAACGAACCGTAATTGTGGATCAGGCAGATCGTGACAAAGCCCGCAATGTGTTGGACCGGACGGATGCCTCAATCCGCGTCGGGGCTTGGGAGCTTATTTTTGACGGAGGTTAGATTGAACGCGCCGTATTCTCCTGCTTCTCACCAACGGCGACGAGGCGAGGCTTGGCGCGATCTTTGCGACTCAAGAAAGCCAGGCGATTGAATGCAGACGCAGCAGCGTCAACCTGATCTTTCAATTTCGCCTTCGGGAAGAACCGGAGCTCGTCGAGGAACGGCTTGGTCCAAAGACGCTTCAGGATCTTCACCCTGTTTACTTCAACCTGCGCCGAGAAAGGTTCCGCGCGGGTTTCCTTGCTGCCGGACTGCACCTCGATCCGGGCGTTATAACCGGTCAGCATGGCCACATAATCCTCGGCTTGTACCTTGCCGGCTGAACCGGGATCCTGTGGGATCATGATGCCGCACGCGACGCCGTCGTCCTCGGCCGCCTGAGACACTTTCTCTCGGACTTTGCCGCCACTCCACTGCCCGCGCCGAACGTCTGCGATGATGAACTCCTTTGACTTGAGGCCGTAAAGCATCTTCACACCGGCACTGTACGCACCGGTTCCGCCAGAACCCGCAAAGTCCCAGGCACGCACTTCAATGAACGGCTCATCAGGCAGTTCGTCAATCTGCTGAATGTTATCCACCGCGAACATGCCGCCTTTGCGCGGTGCTGGTCGCTGCTGGTTTTGCGCCGCAGTTGCGTAAGCACCCATATTGCTTTCCAGCTGGTCGAGCTCTGTCTTCGGGAAACGTTCGGGCCACATCAGTTCGCCGTCGTTCGACCGCGGGTCCGTCCACCCGATCGTCGTGTACTTGCGAAGTTCCTCTTCCCACCGCATGGGAATGCAGAGATGGTCGTACCCCATTTCCAGTGCAATCGAGGATACGTCTTCCTCGTGAACACGCTGCATGACGACTACGATGACCGAATCGACAAGGCTGTTCAGACGGTTCTGGGCAGATTCCATGAACCATTTCACCGCATCCGTTCGTCTCGCATCAGATTCAGCCTTTGACACGTCATGGGGGTCGTCAATCACAAACATGTCGCCACGATAGCCGGTCGTGGCACCGTCAACAGAAATTGCCCGCATGACACCGTACTTGTCGTTGCTGAAGTTCACCTTCCCGCCCTCTTCGGTCGAGATTCCGACCCCGAATGTATTCGTGTACCATTCGGACTGAAGGATTCGGCGAGCTTCGACGTTATTTCGTTCGGCCAGGTTTAGAGCATAAGACGATGACAGGAATTTCAGGTGCCCCCGGTTCGTCCAGCACCATGTGGGCCAAAGAACCGATGTCAGCTTGGATTTCATCGACCCTGGTGGGACATTGATCACGAGGCGTTTGATCTGGCCGTCATTACAAGCTTCCAGATGCTCGCAGATTGCGTCAATAACCCAACCCCAAACAAGCGGCGTCCCAGGCTCGATTACCGGCCACGCCTGCTTTACGTACTCGGCGAACGATCGGCGAGCGAGTTCGGCGCGGACTTTTTCCAGCGCCTCGGGTCCGACATTACGGATCTGATCGGGTGTGAGCATCATGTCGAAAAAAATACCCCGGTTTTGACACCGGGGCAAGGCAGATTTCAAGCAGTGAGCTTTCAGTTTAGCTCGTGCCATCCTGATTCGTCAAGGATTTCACGACAGGTATCAGTTGCGCTTCGGTTCCGTCATTCAACAGCATGACGTCACCAAGATTAGGGCGAAACTTCACGCCATTTTCACTGACATGGCTACCTTCAATTCCGCCGCGGCCCTGGACGTGGATGATTTTTCCGCCCATGTCGCGTATCATCGTCGCTTCGTTCTCAAACCTGACATCGTCGATGACCACATCGGTGATCTGAAGGATGTCGCCCAGGCGCAGACGCATGTGTTTGACCCACAAGTCGGGGTCAACAGCGTTACGTCCCCATTCGGTCCCCAAGGTCTGCATCAGAAAGCGCGGGGTTGCACATCCGAGGCCGGGGATCGCGACCTCTTTTTCGTCACCGTCGATCTGTGCTTCAGTGAGCCCGAAGGCGCGCAACATGTCTTTCAGTGGCTGGGCGAACCGGAGGCGCCGGTACCCTGTCATCTGTGCGGCCGTAGTCTTTCCGGATCCGGCGGGCCCTGTGAATGCGATGAGTTTGTGCTGCGTCATTTGTCTTCCCAACCTTGTGCGTCTGCGATGATGTTGGCGATTTCTTCCGAGACGGGGACGCAGGAGTACGTGGCGATCACAGATGCGCCACCCGTCGTGCTGAACAGTTTCGACAGTGTCTCGCCTCCCTTCTCGCACACGTCCTCGGTCGCCGCGTAGCCGAGCGTGCCAGAATCGATCACGTGACCGGGGATGGTCCCGTCATCGGTGTACTTCGTCGACAAGATGACGAATGCCAGTAGCCATACAGTGTTCATTTCAGATGTCCTTGATGTATTTACATTCTTCGGAACGTAGGATCGCAAGTGTATCTTCGTTCGGGGCGAATGTTGGATCCGCCCGATACTGTTCTGCTTCCTCTATTTGATCGAGAAACGCCAATTGCGACGTGCATTGCGCGCAGAGACTAACTGCCGGACGAAGCTCAATTGACGCATCGGAGTCAGGGAGAACACCAACGCAGTACAAGTGTTCGCCGCAAAAGTATCCCTCGCATGAACAGCCCCCTTGATTCCCAACATCGCTCCCGCACGCGTACGACATTCCGCGGTCGATCTTGGTTTCGCACCCCGGGTGGTCGCATGTTGCTTCAACGAGATACCCTGCCTCTTTGCCGCTCGGTAACGTATATCGTCCGTACCCCATGTCACTTGGCCTCCAAAAGTTTACCTTCGTCAGTGGCAACGAGTGGTCTGCGCCCCTCGCCGTTGTTCACGCACAGACGACCAAATCGGTCCTTGAACAGTGGACCATCGTACTCCAATTTCTCTAACCTCACCTTCACCTTGCTTGCACTTCCGTCTGCTTTCAGACGGGCGTATTTCCCTTTTGACAGTTCAATGAAGAGTGACCCATCCATTTCAACGAGACCGACTTCCTGGTACACGCCACTTGTCGAAATGATTGCACTTCCGTCTTCGATGTCTCTGAAACCCATCACCATACCTCATGGTCTTGCCAGCTGTACTGGCTGATTACGTTCGGATCCGCCTTTGGTCCGAACACTATGATGTCGTCTTCACCGACGTCACCATACATGCGATGATCGTGGATCAGATGAATGAAATCCGGCGGCCCGAACACTCGAATGGCGCGGATGTACTCATCACCACGGAACCCGACGAAATGTACGTGAGCCGCCGTCATGTCAGAACCTCGGTTCGTCGCCATCGAAAAGTGCTGACGGGTTCGGAACGATGCGTCCGTCATCTCCATAAACCCACACGGCCTGTCGGTTGTCGATGATCCCGGCGGCGTGCAGGTCTGCGCTCATTCGCGGGGTCATTTCCGGACCTCCCTGTAGACGCGCACGCGCTCGTCCTCACGGAATGTCGCCAGCCGCTGATTTGCTGCGCTTACGGTGACGTGGCCGTCCCTGCGGGACCATCCGTTGACGGGAAGTCGCGCTGCGTTGCCCGGGAACTCGACGATGTCACCGGCAGTGAGGTTCTTCGCCATCTTGTTGATGACCCGGGGCCGCGGTCGCTTCTCGGGCTCGTCGACGATTTTCATCAGGTGGCTGACCTGTTCTGACGTCAGTGTAATCTGCATTTTATTGCCCTCCTCAGTTGAACTCGGTAACCTTCGGATGCGGCCACAATTTGTGCTCCCATCCGTGTACCTCCGTATCGTTCAGCAGGCCGTCGCAGATGGCCCGCCAAATGACGGCCGCACGCGTCCCATTGAACTCTCCTGATGTCAGTCCTTCCCACCCGGGGAACACTTCTCGAAACCGCGGCGCCTCTTCCGCTGTCCAAGAAAACGGCGGGATGCTGACGTCGCCGTCGTTAACCATCCCGGCAGTCGGGTTTCGCAACTCTTTGATCAATGCTTCTGCCTGAGCATAATCAACACCCGCACGATCGGCAGCAGTTCTCAAAATATCGTTCACGTCCTTGTTCCTTATCTGGATAGTTTCGACAACACGTCAGCCGCCAAGGCGCGGGGGTCATTGTGTCCGTCCTTGATTGCCGTAAGCGCTGCCAGCAACTCGTCTTGCGAAATCTGCACTGTGATGACCGGAGGATAGATACGCCTGAATGCGGCTTGCATATCCCCCATTGATGGCTGTGAAGCGAGGCGCTCCCTTACGTCCTCCGCCGCTCCCATCAAGGCTTCTAGTTCGCTTTCACCGGCCGCCCGCCGCGCTTGCTCAAATTCACGCCTCCATCGGTTCACAGTTCCCCAATCCCAAGGATTATCCGGGAAAACATCACGATACGTTAGTTTGCGATTGTGCAGCGCAACCAATGCCCTCACTCCTTTGTCAGACCCCGTTCACGGCCGGTAAGAGCGGAATCCTGGCATCAAGGTGGTGTCGTACCCCATTGCGGACCGCCCCGTGGAAACAAACCCTTCCGTCTCGACAGCTGAGATCCCAATGTGCGCTTGCTGCTTCCGCCGCGGCGATTGCCACTGTGCATTCCGCGATAAAGAATGAACGATTGTCGGTAACGATCAGGTTCGTGTCACCGTTGCGCCACGATCGGAAAGCCGACGGATAAAAGCTTTCGTCCAAATCGGGTTTGAAACCAAGAGCGGTGAGTTTTTGTTCGTCGGCATCACCGAGAAGCACCAGGAAGTCCCAATCATTACCGGCGCCTAGGCCGACGATGCGTTTGGACCCGACGAGGCAAACGCGGTTTTCGTTGATCTTCAGAGCAGCGGCAAGTTCGAGTTCATTACGATATGATTGCATCTCACATCCCCAATGCTTCTTTGTACATGTCGAGGACTGCTTCTTCCTCGCTGAGATCGTCCTTGTCGCGCTTGCGCATGGCGATGACCTTCTTCATCACCTTCGTGTCATAGCCGCGTGCCTTGGCTTCGGCGAAGGATTCCTTGATCTGCTCGGCGATGTCCTTTTTCTCGGCTTCCAGGCGCTCGATGCGCTCGATGAACTGACGAAGCTCGGCTGCAGTGACACGATAGTTCTCCGACGGTTCTTCAGGTACGGTTGGTAGCATTTCGGGTTTCTCCTGTTGATTTTACCACGCGACCCTTACGGTCACGGATTCGTTAAACCACGTACGTTCGTGATCGGTACGAAGCGGTGTTTCGAGGATCGCGCGGCGGAATTTACGACACGGGACCATACATCCGGGCTGGACGTACCATGTGTCACCGTCACGAGTGCCGCTTTTTTTGGTTCTGGTGACAACAAGGATTTCACCTTCCGGTGTAGGCTCGTAGTGTTCTCCATTTACCATTACGACGTCCGGTTGCCCTTCCATCAGGACGTTGAGAACGAGTTCCCTGGTTCCGACATACGGCTTCTTGTTGCCTTTCGTCGTGTACATTCTGTCAGTCATCGAAAAGTGCCTCTCGTAGCAGTGTCTTCACGTAACGTTGTGTGGTGCTGTGGCGGTGGGCCAGGATGACCACAGTGGGGCGGGGGGTTGTGGACTCGTAGTCCCGCAGGATCTTCAGGTCGCGCTCGTCACGCTGTCGTTCAGTCATCTTCATTTCAGCGCAACCATCTTCACGGTCTCCATGTTGACAAGATATGCCGTGTCCTTGCCGATGACGATGCGTGCGCAGGGGCCGATGAGTTCCAGAGAGGTTGCGTTGTGAATTACGGTTTTCTCTCCGTCAATGAAGTCGATTACAATGTCGAACTCGCGTTCTCCCTTGGCATCTTCGAGCAGCGTTACGTTATCCATGCGAATCACTCCGTTATTTCCGGTTATGGTAGCAGATTGCTATCGGATTTTGAAATTTTCTAGCGAAATATTTTGTAAACAGAGTTTTTAAAGTTGCGTTGGGTTCTGGGGGCAGCAACGAACGCGACGATCCGAATCGGTTCGGGCTTTTTTGAAACCAGGCGTGTCAAGGGGATTGACAAAAGAAACCAACCGCAGCCGATGATTCTTTTTGTTTCGCACACATTGTGAAAGAAAATGCTTGGCGAGCGTGACGAATCAGACGATATTGTTAGCAGACGGCAAACAACTAGGAATGACACAATGTTCACTTTCGCTCTTATCGTTATCACCTGGAACGCAGACGGTAGCTCTGCAGACGCATACGTTATGGACTCCGGCATGACCGGCGAAGACTGCATTCAAGCGGCCATCGACTATGACCCGACGGCAAACGCCATGGGTTGGACCGTTTCTTGCGAGTTGGAGGCAGCACAATGAAACTCACCATCAACCGTCAGGCCCCGAATTTCGTAACGCTACACAATGAGGATGGCGCGTGGGTCGGGCCCGGTCTGGGTGACTTCCGCACCGCACGTGACGCCATCAAGTGGGCGCATGCAAACGGTCACAGTGTGGACGGCGTTAAACAGGTTCCGATTTGTCTTATGGACATTGTAAACCGTATCAACGAAACCGCCGCAACTGTGGCAGTAGTGTAAGAGGGCGGAACCATGATAAAAAAGCCCATTAACCTGTCACCGGAAGAATCGCACGCAGTCGAAGATTTGACGTTGTACACTGTCAACACTCGCGAATTATACCCGTTCGCCCAGCGGATCATGCACGGCCTTAAGACGCGAAACCTCAAAAGCTACAATGCCACCGAAGTTCACCCTTGGTGGGTGGGCCATGCAAAACGTGGGCACCGTTACTATGAGAACGAAATGGGCGCTTGTACCCATACCGCAATCATGCGCGCGGATCATGTTTTGCGGGTCGCAGCGTGGCAAATCGCGGATCACTATGAAGACGAATTGAAGGAACTGGAACAATGAAAAACGGTTACACTAAAAGCACCACAACTTGTAGTTTCTGTGGCCCGCTGACCGAGTTTACCGTACCGGCGGGTACCCAGGTTCAGTATAGTGATGAGGCGGGATCGTGGGTGCTATCGCAAGAAACCGCCGCGAGACTGTCCGACAACGAACATGACGCAAAATACCGTTTCGCGCGCATCGCAGATGATAACGTCCAGCCGCTCACCATGAGGAAAGACTATCTGGATGGTAACGCTACGTTCGCAGAATACTACGGGGAAGTCATCACGGCAGCAAAGTGTCGAGCGTCATTTAGCGATGAATTCAAGGCGTTACTGCGCGCCGAATTCGACAAAGGCAACACATCCTTTAACCGCGCAGACGGTGGCCCCCGTGATTTCGACTTGTCGCATTGGGACGCAATGGTGTTGCGTATGGACCGGGGTTCTCTTGACGCGGAACTACGCAAGCGCGGAGATTATACAACGCAGGCAGGTCTTGTTTGTGTGATCAAGGAACTCGCCCGCATGGCCATTGGTGAACGCCACCGGAGCAAGAAACCCGCTTGACGTTTCACAGCGTCGCGCCACGCGCGCGACGTCACTAAACGCCAACAAAGGAGGTCGAAATAATGCCCCGCAATCTGTTTTTAGATGAGAACCTTATCGCTGCCAGGACATGGTTCATTGATGCGTGTTTTGCGTCACAAGCCTATGACGCCGCGTTACGCGACGCGTTGGACACATACGGTGACCACGGCGCTGACATATCCGGTGCAGGCCGCGATCACTTTCCCGCACACGTCAAGGAAAGCCTGCGTATGCGCGCGGCGCGCGTAGTCGAATATTCGCGCCTCGCGTGGGACCGCAAACCCCCGCGTTACCGTGACAGCACAATGCGGGAACTGGCGCGCCAATGCGCGCGGCGCCACGGCAGCGGGTTTTATGGGCCCCAGCCGTGAATCGCCCCGGAACAATCCGCGCGGCGCTATGCGTGCCGCTCCTGCTAATTGCCACACTGTGGCCCTTGTTTCTGTGAGGTGACGAAATGAAACTCCCCGACAAACGATATTCAGCGGACCCCGAATTCTGCGGATACGAAACACCGCGCTATGTCGCACGGTTCTGTGGTGAATGGTTGCGTGACTCCGAGCTATGGTCGGACCGTGCCGGGAATCAGGCACCGGCTTTCAAGACGCGCGCTGAAGCTGTTACCGCCTGCCGTGAGTATGAAAGAATGCGTCAAAACCTTATCGAACAGGGTGCGAAACAGCAGGCACGCGCCACATTCTACCAAGACTGACCACCAAACGCGCCGCGCAGCAATGTGCGGCGCTTTTCTATGCCTTGCCGTGCGCGCCGTTGTGGCGCGTATCGTTTAGCATAGGAGTCTATCACAATGAGCCTTGAACGATTCACACAATCCTGCATCACGGCGGCGCTAGGGTCGTCGTTGGATGACGACGGCAACCCGCTCTACTCGAACTATGACGAGTCGGACATTACACCCGAAACGCTGGCACAAATGAAGGCCGATTGCCGCACGTTCTATGACGCGAACAAAGCGCACATTCACTGTGACGGCGCGCCGATGGCTGAATTTTGGGACGGATCGTCCGAGTCAGAACGTCAAGCGGCAATGGCTGGCCATGATTTTTGGCTCACACGTTGCGGCCACGGTGCGGGGTTTTGGGATGGTGACTGGCCAGAACCGGCGGCAAGTGCGCTGGACGCAGCAAGCGAGAAAGCCGGAAACATCGACCTATACATCGGCGATGACGGATTGATTTACGCGTGACACGCAGGCGCGGGCGGCTGACGTGCGCCTGCCTGGACGTGCGGCCGGTCGCTGGCCGGTGACGTGCGCCTGCCTGGACGTGCGGCCGGTCGCTGGCCGGTGACGTGCGCCTGCCTGGACGTGCGGCCGGTCGCTGGCCGGTGACGTGCGCCTGCCTGGACGTGCGGCCGGTCGCTGGCCGGTGACGTGCGCCTAACACCGCCGAGGGAATTGTTCACCCCACCGAGGGAATTGTTCACCCCACCGAGGGAATTGTTCACCCGTCCCCCGCCGGGGGAATGGGCAGCAGCTGGACGGCGTCCTCGATCGACTCGTCCTCGTCCGGCGTGACGTCCAGCGTCAGCGCCTCCTGACTGACGAATCGACCCAACGCATCAGCGAGCGCCATGAGCTCCGAGGTACCTGCAGCGGAAATAGCCGCAGGGGAAATCGGGGATTGCCGCTCGTCGGTGATGATCTTCTCCACAATCTGAGTGCTGACTGGGGTGCCGAAGCCCCGGTTCAGGATGTCGTTTGCCGCCTTCAGGCGAACGGCCTTGTCTGCCGATTCGTCGCGCATGATCACCAACATTGTGTCCAGTGCCTCCTGCCCGTGCTCCTGAAACATCTCCTGGACTTTACGAATGTTGCGCCGCGTCGGGCCCTGTTGGCCTAGTGGGCGTCCTACTTTCTTTCCTGACATTTTTACTTGACTTTCTGATTTCTACTGGAATTTCCACAGGTTACGGGTGATTCGAAAAAAGCTGCACCATACGCACCCCGAGAACCTTCAAATTCCCTTTGATAATCACGGTACATCTTATCGTTTTCATTGACAATTAACGCCCATACTTTCTTTTTAGTTCTTTCACGTAAGCGTCAAGTTCACCTTCCGCCTCCACCGGTATCCTATAGTTCTTCTGGATCGTGTTATCCTCCTCCTTCATTCTCTCAACGCCGCTCATTGTGACCCAAACGTCACGCATCGGGCCAATAGCCACATACCCGTTCTCGACAAGCTCTCTTACGGTTGCACGCCTGCATTTTATCAGAGACGAACCGCCAGGGAATTCCACGATACGATCATCGATCAGCAACGTTTGCTCACCAGCAATCTGACGCCCCTGAATATACCGTAACAATTTCTGATCAGCGTACATATTCACCTCTCGTCGTTCTGTCGCCACTTTTGGCACCTCATTTCATTTGAAGCCGTTAAACGTGATTATTGTCAACTATAGAATACACTATAGATTATATACCCCCTCTTCTATCTTTTAATAGAAGAAAGTATAATAGAGTAAAGACAAACAACCGCATCCCATCGAAACCAAACGATTTTTTCAGTCCGTCGTTGACACATTGTGTGACGGCAAAATGCGAAAGTGCCTGACAGACCTGACTCTTTTACTCAACTTTGTCGCCACTTCGTCGTCACACATTGTGAGTCCCGACAAGAGTCACGACAAGCCTGCAGCATACTTTTTCAACTCCTCCACGCGCCCCGCAGGAACCCAAAGTGTCACCTGAATATCCCCCGCAGCTTTACGTGCCTGATAGTACGAGCGGTTGGATCTGCGTGCCCGGAGAACCGCGCGCCCTGCATCTGTCAGAGAAACGCGCCTGTCGGCATCCACCGCAATCTTGCAGCCCATGATAAGTCCTGCGAGAGTTTTTCGGTGCATTTTCACCTGAGTGTGGTCAACGCTGGCGCGAATCGCTCCATCCGCGTCCAGGTAGCATGGCAGGTTGTCAGCAATGCGTTGCAAAGCAGCTTTAGACATGTCGGGTACCTCCATAGAGTATGTTACGCAAACTTTCTTACACAATGTGATAGAAAAATGCAAGCACCCCATTGACCCGACTCACCCACAATGTTAGAAAACATCTAACAACAACGGAAGGACAACGTCACATGCCTGTCGAAATCAAAAACCGCTTCACCGGACAAATCATCAAAATTGTCGACGCGTCGAACCTGTCCGGCGCCTACCTGTCCGACGCTGACCTGTCCGGCGCCTACCTGTCCAACGCCAATCTGTCCGGCGCCTACCTGTCCGACGCTGACCTGTCCGACGCTGACCTGTCCGACGCTGACCTGTCCGGCGCTGACCTGTCCGACGCCAACCTGTCCGGCACCAACCTGTCCGACGCTGACCTGTCCGACGCCAACCTGTTCGGCGCCAACCTGTCCGGCGCCAATCTGTCCGACGCTGACCTGTCCGACGCTGACCTGTCCGGCGCTGATCTGTCTGACGCTGACCTGTCCGGCGCTGACCTGTCCGACGCTGACCTGTCCGACGCTGACCTGTCCGACGCTGACCTGCTCTGCACCGGTGACATGACGTACATCAAGACGCTTCAGGTTGAGAAATGGAGGATCGGGTACACAGTCGACACGCTCCAAATCGGATGCCAGTGCCACGCCATCGAAAAGTGGCGCAAGTGGAACACGCCCGCCGGGAGGAAATGGATCGCCAGTATGGATTCAGATGCGACGGAATGGGCCGAAAAATACCTCGACCTCATCTTGCAACTTATCGACGCGGGGAGGACAGAGTGATGAAAGAGTTCGCACCACTTATCGCATTTCTCGCGATCATGGCGATGCTGCTTGTAACGGCCGTTGTCATAAGATGGATCGAAGTCACACAAGGGGTGTGTATGTAACACTCGCAATGTGAATTCGACTGAAAAAAAAAGGACAAACAGAATGACCACTTGGATCACCGACGAAAACGGAAACCGCGCCAGTATCGAATATTGGGGCAGCAAAGAAAAAGCGCGTGAAGCGCTCGCAACTCTCGACTCTCTGGAAGCTTTGGCCGCTGTGAAAGCAGGGGAACACGATGTCAAAATCGACCCCACCGACAATTCCACTCGCGCCGAACGTGCCTTCCGCGCCATCTGGCCAGCATACGACGACGCTGACCCAAAAACCGCCGTACGCGACGTTCTGGCCGACCTCCGCCACCTATGCGACCTCATGGGCTGGGACATGGCCACAATTGATCGCGAGGCGCATGACGCATACCAATACGATCTGTTGGACGCCGACGGTACCGCCAGGAACGAAACGCTGCAGGGTCGTATCAGTGCGTTGGGTGGCTGACGATGGCCGCACATGGTCGGACCCGGGCGACGGAAACATACCGAGGGTCAGCGACACTCCGCTGCCTGTAATGGCGGCCATTCGGAATGGCGCAACGGTCACAGATACCTGCACCGACATGGAGATCACCCACGATGGGACAAAATACGTTGTACAAAGGGCACGATTTGAAGACTCTGGTCGATGCCGGGAAAACTACACGAGAGATCGCTGAGATAATCGGCGGCTCCGTAACCCAATCTGGGGTTAGAACTGCGCTCAACAGACGCGGCTTGACGTCGGTCAGAAAACCGCCTGAAACCATCCGAAAGATTGCGGAAGAAATGCGACCATCGGATGCGGTACAATATCTTCTCGGAATCATCGACGAGATTGTACCCGGCCTATCAGGTGATGATCACGAGATTGACGATCTTGATGTCAATTTCACACCCCAGCAGCGCAGAATCCTGATCTACCTGGTTGAAGCTGAAGGCCGAACGGTAACGAGACGGGCAATCGCTGAAACTCTCTACTCGACGCGAAGCGATGACGATTACCCAGACGAGAAAATAATCGACGTCCACATATCCCATATCAGGAAGAAACTCCCGGAAACATTCGGAGTAATTGAGACCGCCTGGGGCCGTGGGTATCGGTTCGTACTTGCCGAATCACTAGGCGAATGATAGAAAATATCTAACAGCTAAAGGAGCACCCGACATGCTTACAGCCGAGCAAGTGAAAACCGAAGTTGCCGAACGTGGCAGCAAGATTGCAACCGTTGTCTTTATCAAGGCGAATGGCGACGAGCGCACCGTCAACGGTTTGTTCAAACCGACGTCACACATGGAATGCGGCGACGCGCCGCGCAAGCTGGCACCTGGTCAGATCCCGATCTGGTCCATCGCCGAACGGAAATGGAAGTCCTTCAAGGCCGACCGCGTCGTGGAGATTCGGTGATGCGACGCCTGCTGTTGATCGCGCTTTTTACTGTCGCCGGTTGCGCTACCCCGCCGGGGAAAATTGAACCGTTTGGTGAGCGAACCGGAACCTGTGATCGTGACGCTTTGGAACAAGCGACCAAACAGCAGAAGCGCGCCGTCGAAACGGACATACTCTCCGTTGCCCTGATCGGCGTGCCTGTTTCACGAATCGCCGGGACCGACCGCGCCGGAGAAATCGCCCAGATGAAAAGGAACTGCCAAGATGAAAACTAAGCTTGCAATCCTGTTGTCCGTCATGCTGTCAACCTCATCGGTTGCTGCTGAAACCTTGGTTATCGGACCCGGAAGTGGTTGGTCAGAAGGTGGTTCACCGCGACGCTACATGCGTGAACGTGATGCCGTTGACCGCGTGGAGGTACGAACCAGATGCGTATCGTCGTGTGTCCTGCTTTTGGGCGCCGAGAGTGCATGTGTTGAACCTGAAGAGAGGATCGGCTTTCATCCCGTAAGGTGGTTTCACGTAAAGGTCGCCGACCGGCATATCCAGCGACTTTTCGCAGACGAACTGAACCGTGTCGGTAACGGCACTTTGGGCGAATGGTACTTCAACAGCAAGGAAGTTCACAGCCTCCCCGCCAGCGGAAAATACAAGTACCTTTCCGGCCAGACCCTCATCGAAACCTTTGGAGTGGAAGAATGCTGAAGAAATGGTTCAACCAGATCACCGGAAAGTCGATGCTCAACGACGCACTTGACGAAGTGGAGCGTCAAGCTGAAGAAATCGCGCGTCTCCGCAAGCAACTTGATGTCATGCCGCGTTTCGAACAGGTTGCGACGTCACACATGTCACCGGGACTTGTGAAAGACATCCACGAGGCGGTCATTACCGATCTCAAACCAATTCTGCGCCGCGAGGTGATGCAGTTCGTCTATCAAGTGTTCGGTTCCCTCGGACGGAATGGGCCTGAACAGACCGCTCGCGTGAGGATGGCCGGCATAGCAGGCTGTGCGGCAATAGAGGTACGTGTCGAACTGTCCGGTGCCGGGACAATCGTTCAGGTTTACGACAATGCCCGTCTGTAAAATGAACGGTTGCCGCGAACAGGCCGTTTATGGTGGCTCCGATTGGGGCCACAAACGGTACTGTCAGTTCCACGGGTCAGAATACGCTCGAAAGAAACGGGAGTTCAATGAGCGTCAAAAGCTCCTACCGGAATGTGAGAACTTCAGCACGTGCCGAAACAAGGTTCCGCCTGGACGCGAAAGGTTCTGTACCGAGTGCCAGAAGCAATACGACGCACGCGTCGCGGCGCAACAGATCGAGGATGAACGCATCGGTGATCTTCACCGCTGTCAGACCGTCGATCATCTGAAATGGTGGATCGAAAAATGGGTATTGTGATGGACAAAGATTGGCGTTGGCTCGGACCGGAGAGAAAGAACCGTTCAGATGCCGAAAAAGACAAGATGTCCGTCGACAACCTGAAATTTCGCCCTGAAGTGGTGACAATCAGACGTATATTTCGCGAGTCCGTGTACCGCGCGCGAGCACGCAAGGTGTGCGTTACGTGCAAAGGGGACTGCGGACAATGTTGACCGAATGGAAAGACGCAACGAGCTATCGGCAAGGCGAACGCGGAAAGAAGAAACCGACAGCATGGGAGACAACCATCGCCGGTTACCGCGTATGGGTGTCGTGCCAGCACCTGCACTATCCTGACCGCTGGGTGTGGACGTGCCGCGATCTTGGGGTAACGGAACCGAAAGTCATCGGCAGTTTGATCGACTTCCCGACAGAGACAGCGCAATCCCGCGCACTCATGGCGGCACGTGAAGTCGCCGCCAGCAAAATCAGCAAACTGAAGGAATTTATTGATGGAAGATCATGTTAGGAAGAAACTTTTGGAAGCGATGCAGCGACGACTGACGGTCACCGACTTCGAGGTGTACACACCCGCCTCCTCGGGTTGGTACGGACTGCCGAACCCGAATACAACCAACACCGCATCGCGTCCGTCGCACATGTCGTCCCCGTATCGCAGCGCCGTGAAACAGCACATCGTCACTGCCCCCGAGCAGTCATTCGACGACATCATCGGTAACGAGGATGCGCTGGCAATGCTCAAGGACGCGATTACCGCCCCCGTGGAAAATGCGGAGCTTTACGAGGTTTACGGCATGACTGTTCCCAAAGGCGCGGTGCTGCATGGCCCACCTGGTTGCGGCAAGACGATGTTTGCCCGGGCGGCCGCGACGGAAATGCGCAGGCTCTACGGTTCCGATGTGGAATATCTCGTAATGTCGGGCCCGGAACTTCAGTCGACGTACATCGGGCAGACCGAACAGAAAATCAAGGCGATTTTCAGCTACGCACACGACTACAAGGAGTCGACAGGTCACCCTCTCCTGATCTTCATCGACGAGGCTGAAACGATCTTGCCGGATCGTAACGGAACCATGCGTCACGTTCACTCCTATGAGGAATCTCAGGTCGCTGCGTTTCTTGCCGAGATGGACGGGGTTGTTGAAAGCAGTGCTTTCGTCATGCTGGCGACCAACCGCATCGAAGCGATTGATCAGGCACTTCTTCGCGACGGTCGGTGTGACTTCAAGATCGAGGTCAAACGCCCTGATATGGGCACCGCCGAGGAAATCCTGCGCCGTGGTTTCAGTGACGCGTCGCTTCTGGCTGAACCTATCGCCGACCTGATCTTCGCCGCGGTCGAATGTTTCGCGGATCCGTCCAGGGTACTGATGGCGGGCACCCACGACGGAAAAGCGGTTCACTTCACGCTGAAGGACATCGTGTCCGGCGCCATGGTTGCATCCGTGGTCAAACGCGCCACCCGCCGTGCGTTCACCCGCGACAAGAAATCTGGCGTCATCACTGGGATCACCACAGGGGATGTTGTCGGCGCGGTCGACGATATCTTTACCGAGAACAAGAACATCCCGCACACCTACGCACTGCGTGATTTCGTCAAGAACGAGGTGATGGGGAAATGATACTTGTCATTGGAATCGCAATGCTGATCGCCCCGCCACTGATCGGAATGGCCTACGCCGTTCGGTTTACGTCGATCACCGGAATCATCCTCATTTCAACGATGATCTTTGGTATTGCATTGGCGGCCCACCACAACTCGCAAATTGTCTATCACGAAGAACCAGGATGTCCGAAATGAAACAGTACCACGACGCGCTTCACAAAATTCGCACAGAAGGGTCGATCACAACGGACCGCACCAGCACCGGGACGATTTCGTATTTCGGTATGCAGATGCGTTACGATCTTGCTGACGGCTTCCCACTCCTGACGACAAAACGGGTCCACCTGCGGTCCATCATTCACGAACTTCTGTGGTTCTTGTCGGGTGGCACAAACGTCAAGTACCTGCGTGAGAATGGCGTGTCGATCTGGGACGAATGGGCCGACGAAGACGGAGACCTCGGTCCGATTTACGGTAAGCAGTGGCGCGACTTCGGGGGTACCGACCAAATTGCTCAGCTGGTACACGACATCAGGGCGACGCCGGACAGCCGACGACTGATCGTGTCCGCCTGGAACCCACCTGAAGTGCCTGACATGGCTCTACCTCCATGTCATACCATGTGGCAGGTGAAAATCCTCGACGGAAAGCTTCACCTGCATCTGTACCAGCGATCGGCTGACATGTTCCTCGGCGTCCCATTCAACATCGCATCCTATGCAATCCTGACGCACATGCTGGCACAGGTGACCGGATATGAGCCCGGAACGTTCGTCCACACCATCGGGGACGCTCACATCTACCGGAACCATCTCGATCAGGTGAACGAACTGATGGAGCGTGATCTGCGCCAGCTTCCCTGGCTGGAACTGAACCCCGATGTCACATCCATCTTCAAGTTCACATACGACGACGTCAGCATCCACGGGTACGACCCGCACCCTCCAATCACAGCACCGGTAGCAGTATGACGGAACAGACACTCGATGAATTCGTGGACGAACAGAAGGAACTTCTCGACAAGTTCGAGAAGGAATGGCTGAACGCTCACGCAAAGGCACCAGAATCGTTCCCAATGACAATGTTGAAAGGCGACTGGGACGAATCCCTGTACGACTTTGAGGGCAAACCCTATGACACGGAAGGACTTGACTGAGATGACGCTCCTGATACCCGATTTGAATTCCCTCGCTGCTGAAATCCACCAGCAAAACGTCGACGCCGGTTGGTGGGACGAACATCTTCCTGACAACAAGGCCGACCGGTACGAAGACGCCATGATGCTCGTCGTTACCGAACTGTCCGAGGCCACCGAGGGTGCCCGCAAGGACTTGATGGACGATAAGCTCCCCGCCGAGAAAATGTTCGACGTGGAGATGGCCGATGCCATGATCCGCCTGCTGGATTTGGCTGGAGCCTACAAGGTTGATTTAGACTTCGTTGAAGGCGCCGTACCTAATGCTCGCGCGGCCATGAAGTATTTCAAGACACCGCTTCAACACATTCGATGCGCCGTTCGCATGTCTTGTCTCGCAAGAAAAGAGAACGCGATCACCTCGACAATCGAGGCAGTAATTGCAATCGCCGACACCTACGACGTCGACCTGTGGCGCCTGGTCGCCGAGAAGCGCGCGTTCAACCGGACACGCAAGGACCACACCCGTGAAGCGCGGGCGGCAGAGGGAGGAAAGAAATGGTGAATCATTCCATAACAAGCGAGGAATTTGATACTTTGCTGAGAGGTTTCGCTCTCGCCGTTCCACGTGCGAACCTGTCACTTGATCTGAGTGATGTATTGTTGACAAAACTCAGAGATTACCTGGGGTCGGAAAACATACCCGTTGATCGAACCGGCCTCGCTACAGACGAAGAGCTCGGCGAGACTGCGGCACGTTGCCTTCAGGAACTGACGGACCGCGGGTACAAGGTCAGCACCTTCGAGGAAATCACGCCACCTACAGTTGGTCGTGAGGGAAAGTCGGAATTTACCGTAACAGTCGCCAAGACGTTCCAAGCTGATGCTCCTGCCAAATAGCGTTGATCTCGACATCATGGCCGTTTTGGACAGCTATCTTTGCACGAGCCTGAACATATCGAAGGTCGATGACCAGTACCGTGCGACAGCCATGCGCCGCGACGGCTCCAAATGGGATGTGGGTTTTGGCCCCATCCCTGCACTTGCTTTGAAGGATCTCCTGAATGCTTCTACCACCCGTACCTGAACCTGATGCTGAACCAAAGGGTCCGATCATCCATATCTACCGCCTGGACGAAACGGAAAGCACGCCGGGTGGCCACAAGTTCTTCGGCATCAAATACGAAGGAACGCGGCCCACAACGGCATTCGACGACAATATCGAATCTGTGAAAGCGAGACTGAAATAAACTGTTGCGAATCACAACAGAACTATGCCATACAGTTATTGCCAATCGTGGCGAAGCGTTCGGTTACTTCTTTGGATGAAACTACACCGAACGCGCTTATTCCCGATTGGCGATCTAGATCAGCGAGTGCCGAAGGTATCGGTTACTTCGCCTGCTAAGCGAGAGGTCGCGGGTTCGAGTCCCGTCAGCACTTCGGTGTTGTAGCTCAGATGGTTAGAGCGCTTACATTTCCGGTATCGCTTGTTGCCTCGCTGATCTAATCGCCAGTCGGTCTGACACGGAGATACCCGATGCGACTGAACACGGCACCCAAATCCATCAAGACACACGAAGGCGCAAAGGCGAAGCATATCACTGCCGAGCAGTCCCTTCGTCGTTCCGTTTTATCCTGTATGTTGTGGGAGCGCGAATTTTACGAAGACGGGCAAGACATTGCGGCCCGCATCGAAACATTGGCCGATCAGGTTGACAAAGACGTGCTGTCCCGTCTCGCGATTGAAGCGCGCACCGAGTTCAACCTGCGTCACGTCCCCTTGCTTCTTCTGAACTCCCTCGTCAAACGCGGCGGCCCTGGGGTAGCCGACACGATCGCTAATGTCGTGCAGCGCCCCGACGAAATGATGGAGCTCCTTGCGATCTATTGGCGCAACGGCCGGAGACCTCTTGCCAAGCAGTTGCAGCGCGGTCTCGCAAAGGCAATCCGCAAGTTCGACGAATATCAGCTGGCGAAATATAACCGTGACGGGGTCGTGAAGCTGCGTGATGTGCTGTTTTTGTCGCACGCGAAACCCACATCCTCCGAGCAGGCAGAACTGTTCAAGAAAATCGCCGAAAACCGGCTCACTGCACCCGATACGTGGGAAGTTGGTCTATCCGGTGGTGCGGACAAACGTGAGACATTTGAACGTCTCCTGCGTGAGCAGAAGCTCGGCTATCTCGCCCTATTGCGGAACCTTCGTGGAATGACGGAAACCGGCGTGGACGTTGATCTGATCCGTGACGCCATCATTGCACGGCGCGGTGCTCATCGCGTCCTGCCGTTCCGCTATGTAGCGGCGGCTCGCGCCTGCCCTCAGATGGAACCCTATCTTGACCAAGCGCTTTGCGAAGCAGTTCAGTCTGGACCGAAGCTGGAAGGAAAAACGATCATCCTGGTGGACGTATCCGGATCCATGGGAGTGAGACTGTCACAAAAGTCCGACATGAACCGAATGGATGCTGCTGCGACACTTGCTTCCGTTGTAAATGCGGATCGTCGGGTTCTGACGTTCTCGAACCATCTCGTTGAAGTCCCTCCGCGCTTTGGTATGGCTGGGGTCGATTCAATCATTCGATCTCAACCGCACGGTGGGACAAATTTGGGTGAAGCGATACGATACGTCAATGCCATGACTCATGACCGTCTGATCGTCATCACCGACGAACAGTCGCATTCACTTGTACCTGACCCTGTCGTTGACAAGGCATACGTGATAAACGTTGCCTCGTATCGGAACGGCGTTGGTTACGGGAAATGGACCCACATTGACGGTTTCTCCGAATCGGTACTACGGTTTATTCAGGAAAGTGAACGTGACGGGTGAGGAACTGAAAAAACAAGCCATTGAATGGTTTGGTGAGCGCGGCTGGCAATCAAAGCTGGCCGCGCTTCTTGGCATTGGTCGAACCGCACTATGGCGGCAAATCAGCAATGATCGCGTCAGTGGTCCGGTTGCCGCCGCCGTAACAAGTTGGCAACGGCACGGTCTTCCCGATCACACCACATACCCCTGAGCGCGCAAGTATTGGTCGGTCACGTCGACCTCTGGCTGAACGGACGAGTGCATATAGATTGTCGGGCGCAGATTATCTTCCCAGACGAGTGCCATCTTTGCCCGACCAACATCACGATACCCGAGCGACTCAAGCATGGCCTTGCGTTTGTTTGTCGCCAGTCGTAGCCCACGTTCCTTGATCAATTTGTCAAGCATCCGGCTCGAAAGCATGCCGTTACGGAAACCAAGCGTACCGTTGGCTGCTGCCTCCAACACTTCGGCCTCGATACCTCCAATGGATTTAGCAATCGCCTCGTCTGTCGTGGATGTGTCAGGCGCACGGTGGCAGCTGGTGGCCGGGTTCAGATGATCAGGGATCTGATAGTGCATCAGGTAGTGTGCCACGGCGGAATAACCGCCCGCCTTGGCCCAATTGTACAGGTTCGGGAAGTATTGACCACCCATGCCTGCCGCTTCGATGTCGGCTGCTGATTGCTGAGCCGTGAAGAAGATGGCATACCGACGGTCATTTCGGGACTTGATGATCGCGTCCTGATGGTTGGTGCAGAACAACCAGTTCGTGTAGTTCCGAGCCATACGCTTTTCCTGCTGCATGCCACGAATTTCGATGTAATCGTTGGTGATCTTGTCCTTCAGATCATCAAGCATCTCGCGACGATCACCCATGTGGATCTCTTCGACGATCACAAACAGAGAACGTTCCAGGAAGCTGTTGAACTTCTCTCCCATCTCTTTTGCGCGCGGGCGGTGGACGTGGTTCAACCCAACAGCATGTGCGATACATTCGGCAACGAAAGTCTTACCGTTACCTTCCGCACCCTGAAGCACAGGGGCCCAGCGAAATTTGACGCCGCGGTTCTGAACCACGGCTGCGCTGTATGCCAGCAGGATCTCTCGGTCACGCTGGTTTGGCAGGATACGCTGAAGGAAATCCAGATACGGCGTGACGTCTCCCTGGACCATCTCCACAGGATCTGGACTGAAGGTGTTCACTGAGTCCCCGTCAACCTCCCCGGGTTCCTTATTTGGGTCAAAAATGCCGTACTTCACCTTGGGGAACCGATGCGTCCGGTTCTCGGTGAAGGCGATGAATGCGTTCTTCTCAGGCTGGGTGCCATCCGGGTTCATCTGGAAGATTGAACCGCCGTAGAACGCTTTGAATTGTTCCGGTTTGTACAACGCCCCGTCAGGCGTCAGCATCCGGTGTTGGTCCGCGATGTAGACACATCCCTTGAAGTGCTCGATCATCTCATGGATGCCCATATAGACTTCCGGCGCAACGACAGCATTCTCTGTGTCACTCGTTGCCGCGGGAACCGTAGGGAACGGGTTATCTTGACGCCGGGGACGGTCGTACACTCGGCTGCACATTCGCGCGGCGTCACCGACCGTTTTGTTCCGGTAGTCATCGCGCCTTTCGTACTTTTCACGCATCAGGGCGCTGCGACGGAATAGCCTGTCCATGCGGGGCATGTCCTTGCCGGTCCAGAACGCGAGGTGAGCCATGAGTGCGGCATCTGCAGAACTGTGATCGAAGCTGTTCGGATCACCATTATAATCCGGGTACAACCGGCACAGCACAGGGTCAGCCTCCCACAGCTGACGAACCGTGGCCTTTCCGCCAAATGCTGCAGCGGCGCCGCCGGACGACGACAACATGCGTGAGATGAGTTCGTCGTCGTCATCGGGTCCAGTGTAAGCCGGATCTCGACCTTCCGGGAGCTCACCGAGAACGGTCCTTTCCGGCACCAGGTAACGCAGTGTTGGGGTCCAGTCGAGGTCAAGGTTCAACGCACCACCGATTGGGTTCCAACCTTGCCCGAACGCAATGAAACGACCCTCGGTGTAGAACTCCAACCAACCGGCCCATTTGTGCTTTCGGTCCTGCAGTTGCGACGGGTCACACTTGCCGAGAATGTGCAGCCCGGTCCCGGATTGCGACACCTCGCCCCACGCTCCGTTGAACGCACTGAAGATTGCTGTTGCCTCGGCAGTCCACTGTCCGGTCATTTGGTCAAGACATTTGTCTAGGTCGACGAAAAAGAACGGATCGTTTGCCGTCAGGACAAACGCCACCGGGAGACCACTTGCTTCTGCGTCCGCGTAGCATAACCAATTCGCCGGATTGTGGGCATCGACGACCTTGCCTGTATGATCACACGGAAGCTTATCGCCGTCCGCCGTCAGAATGTAATTCATGAACTGCGGTGGCAGAGTTTCACTTATGTGCATCCGTCACCCCCAGAGCCACGGCTTGATCCCACAAGTTCTCACGGTCATGTTTGGCTACCGCGAGCCACAGCGCCCGGTAGTTCTTGAAATGGTAACGAACAGTAGCGGCACTGGTATCGACGGCGCATTCACGCGCCAGGTTGTCGTAAGTGACCTCAGACAATCCGATTCGAACCGCCAGTTTTACCCCGGCTTGAATGATCATCGCGCGCCGATGGTCTTTATGGAGTCGCTTGCTCATTTGCCGTGTCCTCTGAAGTCATAGGTCCATACGCCGTTCTGCTGAAGGCGGTAGAACATATCGTTTGTCCCCCTTCCGCCTGGCATTGCGACCCCAAAGTCTGGTCGACCTTCATCAATCATCTGTTGGTTTCGGATGCTGCCTGCCGAACGACCGTGTGTGCCCCAATCGGCGGGGAACCCTTGGTACTCGAAGCCGTATTGTTTCGCGAGACAACGACAGAGGAAATCAGCACCTTTTGCTTCACCAGCGATAAACTTTATGTCGCGTGTCGGGTCGATCCCGCGGCACTGATCAATTGCATGGCTCATGGCCATTTGAATAAGCGCCAGATCATCGAAATCCCGACCACCGAATACGACAATCACCCACGGTAGTTGCTCGGTCATTTGCCAAAAATCCTCGTGTAGTCGGCGACGCTCTGAGCGAATAGTCCAATCCCGCCCATCGACCGCACTGTGGAAATGAACGCAGCCTGCGCCCGCTCTCGTTTGTTTTTCGGTGCAGTCCATCCAGGCTCTTTCACCTCGACTGCCGTGAACACGCCGAACCTTTGACCCGGTGCGGTGCTGACACACTCGGTGATCCCAATGAGGTCGCTGGATTTCCACACCTCGGATAGTCTTTTGCTGTCGTTTCCGAGGCCAAAACGAATCAGTCGACCCGTTTCGTCCGTCGTCGCCCCGTTGTTATTCCGCCAGAGACTTGCGCCATTTTTCGGCGCCTCTACACGCAGTTTCGCCTGAACGTCTGCCTCGGACGTGTCACCGCTTGCGGAGATCGCCGTCTCTTGTGGGTGCAGGATGGCAAGGAGCTCTTGATACGCCTGAAGTGACACACCGTGGCGTTGTGCCCACTGGTTTACTGATTGCATTTGATGAACTCCACTGCCTGATAGTATGCGGTCATGTCCAATAGTGCTCCTGTACTTTTAAGGTCAGCTTCTGGACATCTGCAGTTGAATCAAGCGCCTGTGCTGTGCCGATGTCGACATCGAACATGTGGTAGAACCTCCGGTAAATCTCGCTATCCGACATGCCCTGCTGGCGCCGCACGCCAGCCCATTGTGAAATGGCGTCCTTCAAATATTCCCGGGCTACGGCTCGTTCGTCGTGTTTCCTCCGGATCGCGCTCTCCGCCGGGGTGTTCTTGAGGTGCCGTGGCACCACGGGATCGCCTTCCAAGCGCTGCGCCTTCTCACGTAATTCTTTCAGTAGTTCGGGCCCGTATTCACTCAAATCGCCATCGACGAACTTCGGGTCCGACCGACTTGATGGTTCTTCAATGTGACCGCAGAACGGACAGGCTTTGTGGATGCGCTCGTAAGTCCGGAAGCATGCGGTGCAGCTGGTGGTTGGAAGTACATTCGGATCAGTCAGTACACCGCGGCGCCCCTTCTCCTCGGCAAGCAGTTGCCATCCGCGAATGGCATCTGGTAGGCCGTGACGCTTTACGTTCCCGACGTGGTCAATGATGATGCCGTGCGTCTTGCCGTCGAAAATACGGAGCGCGCGTCCAAACTGCTGAATGTAAAGGCCCAGCGATTCTGTTCGACGCCCCATGGAAACAACTTCGACAGCCGGAACGTCGAAACCTTCACCGAACAAGTCAACGTTGACCAATTGAAGGAGTTCACCGCGGCGAAATTTGTCGATCACTGAGTTTCGCACTACGTCAGGCGTCTTCGCACTGACCGCAGCAGCCGGAACGCCCACTGCGTTGAATGCAGCTGCCACTTTTGTCGCAGCGTCCACGTCGTGCACGAAAGTGATCCCGCGTTTGCCGGGAGCGATCCGTAAGTAGTGCTCGACGATATCCCCGTAGAGTGTGGACTTCTCAGCTGCCTTTTTCATCGAAGGTGCTGTGACCTCACCTGTTGACTTCGAGATCGTCAGGTCGGCGTCGTTAATCGATTGCGGCGGTCCGTAAATTTGGTAGTCGGCGAGGAACCCCATGTCGATAAGTTCACGCATGGTTGGACCGATCACCATGTCGCTGAAAACACCACCTTGATCGACGTGTAGTGACTTACGATCACAACGAATTGGGCTTGCCGTGAAACCAACGCCTCGCGCATTCGGGAACATTTGTACCGCTGTCCCCCACTTGTTGTTGGACAGGAAGTGATGACATTCATCGCCCTCCCAATAACGAATCGTATTGGCCCATTGCTTCACGTCGCGATCGTCTTTGCGACGAATCAGCGTGTCGACGCCAGTCACTGACATGCGACCGTTTCGGTCAACATATGACATTCCGCACTCTTTGATGTGCTGCTGAATGATGATACTGACAACCTTATCCGGCGCAACGATGCGGTGAGGTAAGTCCATCCGCGCCATGGCGATACTGATCTGCTGAACGAGTTCTTGCCTGTGTGCGATTGCGGCTGTAGGCTCAGCGAAATCCACAGCCATAGAAGCCATTGTCGCCGTTTTACCAGCACCGGTGGGAGCAACCGCGACCACATTTCGGTAACCTTGTTGCCACGAGGCATATACGTCGGTCTTGAGTTTCGTCTGGTACTGTCGGAGCTGAATCATGTCGGGCTTTTCTTGTTGACAGTTCTTAGCGTATGTTATCTTATGTTAGCACGTCAACACGAAAAAATGGAATCACCCGATATGACAAAAGTCCTCATCGAAACATCCAGCCCCTTCATTCTTCGCGCGCTGGCCGACCTACTGGAACAAGGCGGTAATTCGGCAGGCGACCCCATGTTGCAGGAAGCGCCCGTTACCCCCCCTTCTCCCGCGCCGGTCGAAGCTGCTGCCGCCGCTCCGGCCCCTGTCTCCAATACTGCGCCGCAGCCCGCCGCTGACGTCGACGACGACGGCATGCCTTACGATCCCGAAATTCATGCATCCACGAAGACCAAGACGCAGGATGGTAAGTGGAAGTCGCGTCCAGGCAAGGCCGACGAAGCCAAAGCTGCACGTGAAGCTTTTCTGAGTGCCGGGGGAAACGTCACCCCGCCGACCAATTTGCCCGACACTCCCGTTGCCGAAGCTGCGGCGGCGCCTGCGCCCCAGGAAACTCCCGCTGCGGGAGCTCCCGGTGCCACCGCCGGTGATGTGGTACAGATGCCCGGTGTCGCTCCGGCGGCGCCTGCTGCGATGCAGATGCCCGGTGTCGCTCCGGCGGCGCCCGCTCCGGCTGACGTCACCTTTGACATGCTCGCCGAAAAACTGATGGGTATGATCCGTCGCAAGACGCTGGATCAAACCACGAAGTACCCGGCGTTGCTCGACGAGCTTTCCATTCCGCGTTCCGATCCGAATGCTGCGCTCCAAAATGACCCGGCGTTGCGCGTCGCGCTCTACGCGAAACTGTGTGAAATCGAACCGGACATGGTGTAACGACATGATCCAACTTCGCCCATCATCTTCGTCTATCTGGACGAACTGCGCGGCGATGCCTCGGTTTGCGGCTTCTCTTCCCGAGGAGGAGCCGTCCGACCCGGCTCGCGAGGGAACTTGCGCGGCTTGGGTCGCCGAGATGGTTCTGATAGGCCAAGTGAACCGTGCCGCTGATATGATAGACCTCAGTCACGAGAACGGATGGCTGGTCGACACGGAAATGGCGTACCATGTTCAGGGGTACGTGGATCGTTTACGGTCACGAGGAGGTCGCGTTATCGCTGAGCAGTTCGTCAGGCTCAACGAAATGATCGGTGGGACACCAGATGCTGTGGCCGTGGTCGACGAAACCGGGACGCTTTACGGAGATGACCTGAAATACGGTTTCTCTCCTGTCGATCCTTACCGTAACACGCAGGTGGCGATCTATCTTGCTGCAGTCCTAGCGACGCTGAACACCCCGATCAATAAAATCGTGATCGGAATTTACCAACCGCGGTCCATGCACCCGCAGGGTATTCATCGGACATGGGAGACGACGCCGGAAGAGCTTCTGTCTTTCGTGGAATGGATCAAGGCGCGAGGGAACGAGTGCCAGGATCCGAACTCTATCGCCACACCTGGGACGCACTGTGAATACTGTCCTGCGGCAGGATCGTGTGTTGCTCTGACGCAAAGCGTTTACAAGGCGTTTTCCGTGCTTACCGAAACGCGTCAAATGCAACTGACGGGCCCTCAGCTGGCGAGAGAACTTGATTTTATCAATCAGGTCGAAAAGATGCTCAAGGCTCGTAAGAATGCCATCGAGGCCGAAACGACAGAACGTATGAAGGGAGGCGATTACGTTCCAGGGTACGGACTCGAACCACGCCTCGGCCCACGAAAATTCAGCGCGTCACCGGGAGAAATTGCGGTGGCGACAGGGATCAATCCATATTCTGAACCAAAGCTTTGCACCCCTGCCGAACTCGAACGTCGGGGTGCGAATAAGGAAGTCGTCCAAAGGATGTCCACACGGCCGCACATCCAACCAAAGCTGACGAGGCTTGGCGACAATCACTACACGCGGCTTTTTGAAGGAAAGTAAACCTCATGGCACAGCACTCCATCCCGACACTCTCGAACCAATTCAGCCCTCCGGGTCGGTTGGTCATGGGCAGTCTGACCGAGAAGCAAGACAAGGACATGGACGGTAACCCGATCGCACCCGACGATCAGGAATATTTCTTCGGTCTTGCCGTCCGTAAGGACCAGCCGGGGATGAACGAAATGTTCAATACCGTCTTCCAGTACGCGATGAACGGTTACCAGAGCAGCCCAGCAGTCACCCAGCGCATTCAGCAAGGTCTCGGGGCACAGGGTTTCTCCTGGAAGATCGAAGATGGCGATGTCCAGAAGGCTGACCGACGCACCGGTCAGCTGCGCGACGTCCCCGATCACCTCAAAGGTTGCTGGGTGATCAAATTCAAGACCAAATACCCCATCGGTGCCTGCGATGTTAACGGTGTGGACATCAACGTTGCCGACATCAAAATCGGTGACTACGCGGACGTGATGTTCTCTCTGTCCGTCAACGGCCGAGTCGACAATAACGCTGGCGTCATTTTCTACCCGAATGCGGTACGGCGTCTCGGGTTTGGCGACCCCATCGCCGGTCAACAGAGTGCGTCGAACGCATTCGCCAATCACGCTGCTTATGTCCCCGATGGCGCTTCTGCTGTACCGACTGCCGGTGGCGCGATGCCGCCCGCTGCTCAGGGGCAGATGCCGCCCGCTGCTCAGGGGCAGATGCCGCCCGCTGCTCAGGGGCAGATGCCGCCCGCTGCTCAGGGGCAGATGCCGCCCGCTGCTCAGGGGCAGATGCCGCCCGCTGCTCAGGGGCAGATGCCG